AAGTATTAACAAGCCGCAGCAGCCTCTGGTCTTATGGCAGCCAAGCCAGGCATGCAGCGGCGGCAGCCATCCAGGTCAGGACCGCCAAAGGGCTATAGATCAGCAGCCGTTGTAGTACAGCCCGCCAGAGCGCCGCAGACACGCAGCCGCAGCGCCGAAGTCAGCCATTAGACGGTAGACTGCGGCATACTGTTTTATGTGACCGCTGCCCTGATCCCTGATGAGCCGCTCTACGGTTCGCAAATGCCTCGTTTCTGGACTGCCCCGCCCCGGCACCGGAAGCAGGACATGGGCTGCCGTACGTGCGCGAAGCTGACGACGGGCATCTACCGGGGAGTCGGGTGCGGAAATTACGCGGCTGTCGAGCTGCTCAAGGAATGGGCGCCTGAATACGGCTATGTCCTGGACCCGTGGCAAGAGTGGTGGCTTACTGAGGCTACCGGGCTGAGGCCGGACGGCCGCTGGGCCGCGTTCGAGGTAGCCGGGATCTGCTCGCGCCAGAACGGGAAGAACGTCAACCTGGAGATCCGGGAACTCGGCGGGCTGTTCCTGTTCGGCGAATCGATGATCATTCATACGGCTCACGAATTCAAGGCCGCCGCTGAGCACTTCCGCCGGGTTCGTGACACCATCACCAGCTATAACGACCTCAGCTCCCGGCTGAAGCGCGTCATGACGTCGCACGGTGACGAGGCGATTGAGCTGAAGCCGACGCCCACGCTGATCTTCGGTCCTGGCGGCACGCGCGTCCGCAAGTCGGTGACTGCCAGGCTTCGTTTTCTCGCCCGGTCGCGCGGGTCCGGCCGGTCGTTCACGGCGGACTGCGTTGTCTATGACGAGGCCATGTTCCTCTCGGACGAGCAGGTCGGCGCCTCGATGCCCACCATGTCGGCCGTCCCGAATCCCCAGATGTATTACACAGCGTCAGCAGGCTACAAGGACTCCGTCCAGCTGGCGATGGTCCGCCGCCGCGTGCTGCGGAAGGACCCGACAGTAGCGGGCGCAGAATGGTCGATAGCCCCTCATCTCGACACGTGCCCGCGCGACGAGGTGAGGGGCCGCAAGGCGAATCATTTCATCGTGTGCGATAAGCACGATGACCGCGACGATCCGCGTTCCTGGGCGAAAGCGAATCCCGCGTTCGGCGGCCGGATCAGCTATGAGCACGTCGCAAAAGAGTTCGCGGCGATGTCCCCCATGGCGTTCGACCGCGAGCGGCTTGGCGTGGGCGACTGGCCGAGCGACGAGGAGCCATGGGCTGTTATCAGCGAGGAGGCCTGGGCCCGCTGCGCGATGGACGATCCCGGCGGTGCCGTCCGGCCGATTGCCTTCGCCGTGGACGTGAATCCTGAGATGACAGTCGCCACGATCGCGGCAGCCTGGGAGCGCCCGGACGGGGATGACAGGCAGAAGCGGCGCGTCGTGCTGGAGATCCCGAGAGGCTGCTCGCGGGAAGGCACGGACTGGGTTATCACCCGGCTGAAGGAGCTGCGAGCGAAGTGGCGTCCTGTCGCTATCTGCCTGCCGCGCAACGGCCCTGGCGCAGGCCTTATTACCAAGGCGGAGTCTGCCGGGATAGAGATCCTCATCGCTACCAGCGGGGACGAGGCGGCGGCGTTCACCCAGATTGTCACTGCGGCCAGGGATCAGCAGATCGTGCACCTCGGCCGGGAGCAGGCCCCTGCGCTGTGGCAGGCAGTGGCGACGGCGGAGACCAGGGACATCGGCGACGGCGGGCGCGGCTGGTCACGGCGGGACAGCGGCGAGGACATCACCCCGGTTACCGCTGCCACGCTCGCCCACTGGGCGCTAGGGAAGAAGCGGCGCTCGTATGACATCCTCAGATCGATTGGTTAAGGTGACATTATGACGACGCTGACTGATCTTCAGATCGACCAGGCAGCTGAGCGTGCCAGCCAGGTGAGGTTCGGCCGGTTCCTGGTCGTGGTCATTGCCACGTTCTTCTGGGCGCTCGGGTGGATCGCGGGGCGGTTCTGGACGGGCGTGGTTTTCTGCGCCTTCATGGTTAAGGAAGGCTGGCAGGACGGGACCGGTCACCGGAAGGTACCGGCGGCTGCTCGTACCGGGTGATCTCGATCTTCCAGATGTCCCGGACAGGCTGGGGGCTGCCGTTTTCTTTTATCCCGTCATGCCACTCATCGCGCAGTACCCGGTAGATGGCCTCCTTCGCGGGCACGTGGCAGAACCATCGCGTGATGAAGCCGCCGGGAGACTCTTCGGTGAACCAGGGGACGGTGCGCGTTTTGTCAGTCATACGACTAGTATAGACTCTAAGCGCAGCCTGAGGCCTCAAGACAGCCACGGCTCCGCAGTCAGGGATGCATTTGCCCAGCAGATCGGTATATAGTTAGCGCGACTAATGATCTGCCCGAGGCCCATTTAGCGGGGAGCCGGGTTCGCCCTAGACGGAGGACCCGGAATCCCGGTGGGCTTGCTGGAGCGTTTTCAGGAAAGCCGCCGCTGCGAGCGGTCACTTCTTGCTGCGCTGCCTTGTTTTCCCGCTGAGAGCCCGCGAGACGGTACTCCGGTGCAGGCCGGTCTGCGCAGCGATGACGCCAAGCGTGAGCCCACTGGCGCGAAGCCGCCTGATTTCTGCGATGGCATCAGGAACCAGCTTGAAATTACGGCTGTTCACTTGCTGTCCGTGCGGCGTGGCCCAGCGGCAGTTCCCGGGTTCGTAGTTCCCGTCATTGTTGATCCGGTCCAGGGTCATGCCGGGCGGGCGCTCGCCCATGTCGGCCAGGAAATTCGCGAAGTTCAGCCAGCGCTCGCAGACGCGGATGCCCCGGCCGCCCCATTCCGGGTACCGGGGATCATTTTCATGCGTGCAGCGGCGCATCATGTTCGTCCAGCTGCTGTATGCGAGCGGCTTTCCGTGCCGGGGGGCAAGGCCGTGCGTTGCGGAACGAGCTGCGGTCATCTCGCGCCTGAGGCATCCGCAGCTCCGGGTAAAACCAGAAAGCAATGCGTTGCTGGTGACCGAGGCAATCGTTCCGCAGGTACAGCGGCACAGCCATTTTGCGTGCGGACCCGGGGCATCCCAGTCACGTCTCAGTATGGTCAGGCGGCTGAACTGCTGCCCGGCGAGGTCAGGTGTCTTTCTTCCCATGACACCATTATGGCAGTACAGGAAGGGGGTGGTCAAGTATGAATCTCATTGAGCGATTCCAGGAAAGCCGTAAACCAGTAGAGTCTCGGGTTATCGGAGGCGTGCCCTGGAGGCCTTGGGATTCTTTAGGTAATCCCCTTACTGGAAGTTTTCGCAGGGCGGCCCGATCCACCCGAGCAAGCAGTTCTTCGGCCCGGATGCCGCGCTCGGCCTTCCCGCTCTTTACTCCTGCGTCAGGCTGCTGTCTGAGTCGCTGGCCTCGCTCCCGCTGAAGATCTACCTCCGGGCTCCGGGCAGCGATTCGTCATCCCGCTATACCGGCCCCTCGATCTTCGACAAGCCGGCTGCGTACGGCACGCTGTACGACTGGCTCTTTTCCCTCATGTCTGCGCTGCTCCTGCACGGCAACGCGTGGGGCCTCGTCACCAGCCGCGACGGCTACGGCTACCCGACCGGCATTGAGTGGATTCCGCCGCAGGACGTCAACGTGATGGATGATCCTCAGCAGCCCTGGAATACCCTGCGAACTCGCGTCTATGTTTACGGCCGGGCGATGCCGAACTGGCGGGACGAGCTGTTTCATGTCAAGGCGTTCTCGCTGCCCGGCCGGACTGAGGGCATTTCCCCGCTGCGCGCGTTCGCGCTGACCGTCCTGGCGGGCATGGAGGCGCAGCGCTACGGCACGGACTGGTTCGCGGCAGGCGGGTTCCCGCCCGGCACGTTCAGCAACACGCAGCTGGAGATTGACAAGGACCAGGCGGACGCGGTGCGCGAGGCGCTGACGATGGCGATCCGCAACCGCCAGCCGCTGGTCTACGGCGCGGATTGGGATTATAAACCGGTTGTCGTGCCGCCGTCTGAGGCTCAGTTCATCGAGACGATGCAGATGAACGCCACGCAGCTGGCAGCGGTCTACGGGCTTCCGCCGGACCGCGTGGGCGGGCGGCGCGGCGACTCGCTTACCTACAACACGGTCGAGCAGTCGACGCTGCAGGTAATCGAGGCGCTGCGCCCCTGGATCGTCCGCCTGGAGACGGCGTTCTATGACCTGCTCCCGCAGAACCGGTACTGCCGCTTCAACAGCGATGCGCTGCTCAAGACTGACCTGGAGACCAGGACCAAGATCTATCAAATGCAGCGGGCGATCGGGCTGCGGAACATTGACGAAATGCGCGATATGGAAGACCTGGAGCCGCTGGCGGGCGGGGCGGGCAACGAGAACATCCCGCTGGAGGTCATGGTGGCCATGGCCAGGTCCACCCGCGCCATTCCCAAGACGATGACGCCGTTCCTGGACCTGGAGATCGACCTCGCCACTGACCGGCTGAAGGAGATCAACAAGGAAATGCCGGGGATCGTGCAGCCCATCGACCCGGCCAAGCCGCAGCTGCCTAACCCGGATCAGCTGATAGGCGACCAGTTCTCGGCCACCGGGCGCGGCCTGGAGGACGTCACTGCCGAGGAGCTGGTCCAGGCGGCCATGGCCATCCGGAAGGCCCGCCAGAAGGAGAAGGCGAAGGGCGAGCCGGTATACCTCGGGCCGTGGATTCCCACCGACGAGGAACTGAAGCGGCTTTCTGAAAGCGTCAACGGGAACGGGAGGGCTCACTAATGCAGCCCCGTGATGAAAGGCACGTAAATGGCTGAACTGACGAGCGCGGCGATCAATGACCTGCCTGACAGCGCGTTTGCCTACATAGAGCCGGGCGGGACTAAAGACCCTTCGGGAAAGACGACTCCCAGGTCCAAGCGCCATTTTCCCGTGCATGACGAGGCACACGCCAGGAATGCTCTTGCCCGTGCTCCGCAAAGCCCTTTCGGAAAGCAGGCAATGCCCAAGATAATGAGCGCTGCGCGGAAATTCGGGATCAAGGTCAGCGGCAGCCAGCGGGCGCTCTTCGGCGATGACATGCCGCAGGGCACGTTCCCGGAGCGCCGGTTCACCAGGTTCCCGCCGGAGCTGCGGCAGGAGAACGGCGGCCCCAAGCACATCGTGGGTTATGCGGCCTGCTTCGGCAAGCTCTCCCGCAAGCTCGGCGGCTTCGTGGAGCAGGTTAACCACACGGCCTTCAACACCTCGCGCGGCGACAACTGGCCTGATGTCGTATGCCGCTATAACCATAAAGACGACCTGCTCCTGGGCACCACGGTGGCCCGGACGCTCAGCCTCAGCGTGGATGACACCGGCCTGTCCTATGACGTCGAGCCCCCGCAGAGCAGGGCGGACATCCTCGAATACGTCCACCGGGGCGACGTCCGGCACAGCTCGTTCGCGTTCCGCGTGTATCCCGGCGGCGATGAGTGGGGCGTGTCTGAGTTCAATTACCCCATGCGCACGCTTCTGGACGTCCAGCTCATCGACGTGGCGCCGGTTCTCGACCCCGCCTACCCGGACTCCTCGGCCGCCGCCCGCGCGCTCAACGGCGCCGTCGAGTCGCTGGCCAGCTGGGTGCAGGCGGAGCCGGAGGAAGTGCGGTCAAGGCTGGACGAAGGCCGTGCGATGACGTTTTTCAAGCGGACGGACGGCGGTCCCCCGAAGCCGGAGCAGCGCGCTCCCGTGAAGACCCTCCTGACCGGCGCGCAGGCGATGCTCGCGCTGCAGGCGAACATGGAGGACCCCTACGCGGACGAGGAGTAGCTTTACCAGATTGGCTGACTGATCTTGGTTGGCTGCTAGCTAGAAGAATACAACAGAATACAGGAAAAGTAAATGCCGAGCTTGGCAGCGTCCAAAACAGGGCCGATGGCGGCGGAAAATCTCTCAAGAGAAAGGGAGCCAACATGGCTTCGGAAGTCGCCAAGCGCCTCCGTGATCAGCGCCTCAACCTCTGGAATGACGCGAAGAAGATTGCTGAGGACGCGGCTGCGGAAAACCGCGCTTTTACGCCTGAAGAGCAGGGCCGGTGGGACAGTTACCAGGAGCAGATGACGAACCTCGACACGCGCATTAAGAGCGTGCTCGACACGGAAAAGCGCGCTAAGGAAGCGGACGACGCGTTCGACGCGCTCAGCGGCCGTCCGGTTACCGGCGGGACGCCTGCCCAGCGCAATATGCAGACGGAGGTCCGGGCCTGGGCCAAGGGCGAGCCGGGCGCTCCGAAGGGCATCGAGATCCGGCATGACCCGGCGCTCGGGCCGATTAACTTCCGCGTGCTGACCACGGGCGGTCAGTCCGGCGGTACGAACGCTAGCTCTGTCGTGCCGACTGACTTTTACGATATGCTCATCGCCCACCTCATCGAGGTTTCGGGCGTTATGCAATGCGGTCCCACCGTCCTCAACACGGGCGGCGGCGAGACGCTCCAGGTGCCTAAGACGACCGCTCACTCGACTGCGGTCTCGGCGGCGCAGGCCGGCGCGTTCGCTACTTCTGATCCTGCCTTCTCCATGCAGACTCTTACTGCGTACAAATACGGAATCCTCCTTCAGGTAGCACGCGAACTGATTGACGACACCGCCGTTGACCTGCTGGGATACCTCGCCATGCAGGCCGGCCGCGCGATCGGCAACGCGTTCGGCACGGACCTGGTGAACGGCTCCGGCACCTCTCAGCCGACCGGCATCGTCACCGCCTCGACGGTCGGTGTTACCGGTGCCACAACCGGCGTCGGCGGCGCCCCCAGCTATGCCAACCTGGTTGACCTGGAGTACAGCGTCATCGCGCCGTACAGGCAGTCGCGGTCCTGCTACTGGCTCGCGGCTGACAAGACGATCGGCGGGTTCAGGAAGATCACCGACACCGTTGGCCGCCCGATCTGGGAGCCCA